CAATAGATTGAATATATTCGTATGTATCTCGGTCATTATCAATGTACATACGAATTTCATCATCTGAAACATCTCTAGGACCAGCCATCATATTTTTCAAATCATCCATGGATGGACCTTTGTCTTTCATGGAATCCATCCGCGCTTGTTCATCCGCTGTATATCCACGCGCCCAATTGCCATGCTCAGATTGGTCATGCTCACCGTGCTTGATTACGGGTTTCAACCCGAAGTCAAAATAAATTACTTTGACTGGTCTTGCGGTTTTGCTAATTTCGCCCAAATCGTTTTTGCGTATTCGTCGATTTGTTCGTCTGTCATCTTCGAAATATCGGGCAGTTCTACTGCTTCGAGTTTTTTGGATGCCACCTGTACCTCCTGTCGGTATCTCTTTGAAGTTAGAAACATCCCAAATTGAAATTTGGTCGCGTCCGCGACCTCTTGAGGTAGCCTCTTCTTCATCCATGATGTTTTCTGATACATCAAGGTAAACCTGTCCATCTTCCTTATTGTGCCATAAACCGAGGTAGTTTTTCCCCGTTGCCAAGTCCGCCTTATGTTGTTTCATATACGAGGATAGAATCTCCGCGCCTTTGGTCTCATCATAGAAATCATCAGCCTTGACAATCGCCGCATATTTCTTGCCTTTAGCGACCATATAGCCCTTTGTAGGCTCAGAACCATCCTTTAGATTGACTGATAGCCCGCCGTTCTCCTTGACCCGACTGAGGACGCTTGAGACGACTTCAGGGGCAACGCTGACACCATGCGCCCAATTGCCATGCTCAGATTGGTCATGGTCGCCATGTTTTTTTACATCTTTGGCTCGAGTGATTTCAATGCCATCTAAAGTTGCGGTGAGGAATCTGCTCATTTATCCATCCTCTGAAAAACGGCAATAATCATGGAATTATTTGTATTTTCATTTACTCTTCTATCGCCGAGATACTTCAAACGAGTCCCTCTTGGGAGAAGAACTTCTTTTTCGCTATTGGCTGTACTCACATTTGTAAATTTATCAGGAACAGCATTTTTCAAATAATCGACAGCAATACCTTTTCCGCTTTTAGATTCGCTTGGCAAAATAATTGCTGGTTTATCATCAGTTGTTCTAATTAGTTGTAGATTTTGTAATACATCATTTCCCGCTTCGCTGGTTATATCTACTCGGGTTGTAGACATAAAGCCTTGGTCAGTAAGAACATCACCTTTTTCAAGGACATCTAAAACATTTTGTGAAAATACACGATAAAGATTTTTGTCGCCAAACATTTCAGGGGCATCGTCAATTAGTTTATCCATGTGTCCAATAATTTCTCCAATACGCTCATCTACTACTGGGTCTCCCGAATACCCAACTCGCAAATGTTTATTTATATCTGAAAATCCATCTCCTGTATAAAAATCAAGCCCTCTCACACTTTCAATAGAAACGCCTGTTGGTTCACCAGTTTTTGTATCAAAACCGTATCTTTCGAAATACTTATCTTGAGCATCTGCTCCATCAGTATTCTCATCAAAATTTCCTGAAGCCCAGTTACCATGAGAACTTTGGTCATGGTCGCCGTGTTTTAGAACTGGACGATAACCAATAGGAAGCGTAAGTGTTATTGTCATCGGCGTCTTTCAGGTGGAAGAATCACCATGGTACAGCGACAATGTGGATGTACTCTGCCTGGGGTTTCATCACCGTTAGAAAAGGTTCCATTCCAAGAAACAATTTCCCCGTCAAGTTCTACACAGATTGGACAAGTTCTTTCGTCTTGAGCAATGACCCACATCTTTTGTGCCTCGGCATCTACATAACCCGCTTCAGCCGCTTGGTTCCATCCTTCTTGGCGTCCTTCGTTTTGAGCAATCTGAATTTCTGTACGAGCAATCATCGTCGCTCTTTTGCTCTTGAGAGAATCTGAGTAGCGTGATGCTCGTTCCATAGCGCGAGCGCGGGCTGTCTCTTCTTTCAGTCCAAGTCGAACTAAACGAGCATATTCTTTTTTCTCAAAATTTGTAACTGCCTTAGCCCATTGAGGATGAAGTCCAACAACATTTTTGATTCTTCTTGCTGTTGCTCGATAATCAATTTGGTCATTGAAGGCTTCAATAATTGTTTGACGGATTGCGTTACGAGTCATCTCATCAATGGCAATAATAAGTTCTCCAGCGCGTTTTTGAGCAAAGGCTAAAGAGTTTGGATTGGTTTTATTGAAAGACATGGTGAATTCAATCTTCGGTGGTTTTGGTTTAGCCCACATTGGAATATCAGTAAAGGTTAGGTTAGCCATTGGCTTCTTATTTGTAATTTGAACTTTGGTTGGGACAAAGGCAGGTAGGGCTAACTTAGGAGCAATACTTTGTATCTGTTGAATTGCTTCTTGTCCACCAACATCAATTGCCGAGATAAGCGCTTGTTCAATCTTTTTCTGATTGGCAATAGTGATAGATTGAAGTAAGCGATTCAAAGTCTCAGGGTCAAGCCGTCGAACTAAGCGCTCTAAATCTTTGACGCTAATTTTGTCCGTTGCTCGTTGTATCGCATCAAAAAGGGTGCGAGCAAGAATCTGTTCTTCAGCAGTAAGAGGAATTCGGCGAGGGCGCTCCGCTTTCGCAAAATGAATCATCTCTAACCAACTTCAGGGATTTTCGGAGTCAATTCCTCAGGTGTCGGTGGAGCAACAGGTAATTCTTCTTCACCTGTTGTTGCTGGTTCGGCAGGTGGCATTGCTCCAGCCTCAGGCATTGGAGGCATACCAAAATTCTGTCCATCATGTTCAGCAGGTGGTAAACCAGCCAAGTCGCGTAGGTACTCTTCCAACTTAGGGTCAGGCACGATTGCGCCAGTTTGTACTAAGCCACCAACAAACGCAGAAATCTCAGGAATCCAGCAATCTCATTCAAATCAACATGGCTTACTTCGCCGTAAGTTAGATAAGGAGCGCGAGAAATATCCATTCCATTGAGTTTTAGTAAGCGTGGAATAGCGTGTTGATTCATAACTTCAGCGATGTTCTTTGCGATTGAATCGACAGCCATTGACCACAAATCCATCTTGGAGGTTCCAAGGGCATAGGAACCAACTCGGTCAGAACCAAGAAGAA